AAATCATAGTAATAAAAAGAGATACAATTACAAAAGATAGATCTGTTGCTAATAAGTTAGATGCTAATTCCCCTAATTTAAACGGAGTTTGGCAATCAAAATTTAGCGCAGATAATTTTTATGATAATTTTGCAACATTAAATAATAGAAAACCAGTAAAAACTTTTTATGCTGTGGCCCAACCTGATTATGTTACAATGGAATATGAATGTTTAATTCAGACTTATTATATGTCCCAATTAAATAAAATTATTGAAGCTTGTGAATATGCATCTGATGCTTATTGGGGTGACCCAAGTAAATTTAAATTCAGAGCTTTTATAGATTCTTTTACAACAGCAACAGAATTAGTTCAAAACCAAGATCGCTTAGTTAAGGGTACTTTTGGTATAAGATTAAGAGGGTATATTATACCTAATACAATACAAAAAGAATTAAAATCATTAAAAAAATATAATTCTAGATCTAAAATTACTATAACTAGTGAAACTGTTCAGGATATGAGGGATACAGATCCATTAAGAAATCCCACTACAGATGGTAGAAAAAGAAGTTAATTTTTAGGACATTCTAATATATTTATAATAAAATATAACATTATGTCTAAAAAGTTGTCTGAAAAAGAAGTTGCAAGTTTAAAAAGTTACCAATTGCGAAATACAGAAATTGCATTAGCTTTAGGTAATATAGAAATTCGTAAATACGAATTAAAAAAAGAAAAAGAAAACATATTTGAAAAATATGAATCTTTACAAAAAGAACAAATTACCACAGCCGGAGAATTAGAAAAAAAATACGGCAATGGTAATATAAATTTAGAAACAGGAGAAATAAGTTCAATAGAATAAATTTTTGAAATAATTTCTCATATTTATAATAAAGCAATATTTAAATTTTTAATATAAAGAAATGGCAGAAACATTAATATCTCCAGGTGTATTAGCAAGAGAAAATGATCAATCATTTATCCAGCAATCCCCCGTCGAATTTGGTGCCGCTATTATAGGACCAGCTGCAAAAGGTCCAGTTAGAATTCCAACTTTAGTCACTTCATTTAGTGAATACCAAGCTATTTTTGGTCAAACTGTTGAAAGTCAATCAGTTGAGTATTCTTATTTAACTTCAACCGCAGCTAATAACTATTTTAGACAAGGAGGCACATCATTATTAGTAACAAGAGTTGTTCATGGTGACTTTAGTGCCCCATTCACTTCGGGTAGTACACAAGGATCAAACAACACTGGTATTTTAAATACCGCAACTTCAGAATCATTCCAAATTCAGACTATTTCTGAAGGAGCTGTAATGAATAACTGGCAAAGTGCTGATTCAGCAAATGGTACTTTAGTTTCGGGTTCATCTGAAAACGTAAGATGGGAAATATCAGGAGTAAATACAGGTTCAGGTACTTTCTCTTTAATAGTAAGACAAGGTAATGATACTTTACAACAAAAATCAGTATTAGAAACTTTTAACGATTTATCTTTGGATCCATTTTCTGCCAATTATATTGAAAAGGTAATCGGAAATCAAGTATTTAATATAAGACAAGATGGTTCAGATTTTTATGTACAAGCTTCAGGTAGCTATGTTAATAAAAGTAAATACATAACAGTTAAAAAAGTAATTAGCCCTACACCAAATTATTTAGATAATAATGGTAACATAAGTAGTGGTTCTTTATATAGTATAAGTGGTGGTAAATTAGGAAGTAATATTCCATTTGACGAATTTATTCCTGTAGCTTCTTCAGGTTCATTTATTAGTGGATCTGGTGAAAATATTCAAGCAGCTACTTCACCAGCTAAATTTAATCAAGATATTTCAAATACAAATATCCAAGGATTAACAGCAACTGATTATTCATCCTCAATTTCTTTACTAAATAATAAAGATGATTACAACTTTAACATTATTGTAGCTCCAGGATTAATTGCAGATTCAACCTTTGCTGCTCATATTACTCAAGTAAATTCTTTAGTATCATTAGCAGAAAATAGACAAGATTGTATTGCTGTAATTGATGTTTCAAAATATGGAAGTACAGTAAGCGCAACACTTAATAGTGTATCAGCATTTGATTCAAGTTATGCTGCAGCTTATTGGCCTTGGTTACAAGCTGTAGATCCTACAAGTGGACAAACAACTTGGTCACCAGCTTCAGCGTTTATACCTGGTGTATATTCATTTACTGATGCTTCATCAGAACCATGGTTCGCACCAGCAGGTTTAATTAGAGGCGCATTAGGAAACGTAATTAGAGCGGAAAGAAAATTAACATCTGGAAACAGAGATTCATTATATAGTAATAATGTAAACCCAATAGCTACATTCCCAGGAAGAGGAGTTGTAGTATTTGGTCAGAAAACTTTACAAAATAGAGCAAGTGCTTTAGATAGAGTAAATGTAAGAAGATTATTAATTACTTTAAAGAGTTTTATTTCTCAAGTAGCAGATAATTTAGTATTTGAACAAAATACAATTGCAACAAGAAATAATTTCTTAAGTCAAGTAAATCCTTACTTAGAATCAGTACAACAAAGACAAGGATTATATGCTTTTAAAGTAGTAATGAATGAAACAAACAACACACCAGATGTTGTTGATAGAAATGAAATGGTAGGTCAAATTTTCCTCCAACCAACTAAAACAGCTGAATTTATAATTTTAGATTTCAATGTTTTACCTACGGGAGTTGAATTTCCATCATAAAAACTAAAAAATAGAATATTTATAATAAAGAATAAATAATTAAATAAAATGGCAGTATTAGACCCAAACGAAATATTTTACACAGCTTTTGAGCCAAAGCAACAAAATAGATTTATCTTATACGTTGATGGAATACCTTCTTACCAAGTTAAGGGAGTTGGAGCTGTATCATTAACTCAAGGAACAGTTCAACTTAACCACATTAACGTTGCAAGATACGTAAAAGGAAAAACTCTTTGGAATACAATTTCATTGACACTTTTCGATCCAATTACACCGTCAGGGGCTCAAGCGGTAATGGAATGGGTTAGATTGCATCACGAATCAGTAACTGGTAGAGATGGTTATAGTGATTTCTATAAAAAAGATCTTACTTTTAATGTATTAGGACCAGTAGGTGATATAGTTTCTGAATGGATTATTAAGGGAGCATTAATTACTGAAGCAGGATTCGGTGATTATAACTGGGATAATGAAAATGCTGCTCAGGAATTATCATTAACAGTACAACCTGATTATTGTATTTTAAATTTCTAAAATATTTTATTAAGTAAATTAAAAATAGCTTGGCTTTGCCAAGCTTTTTTTTTATATTGATATGTATTAACAAACGTTATTAAATAAAGACTATGGCAGAATTTAAATTCCCCACAGAAGAGATAGAACTACCTTCTAAAGGTTTAGTATATCCAAAAGACAACCCATTATCTTCAGGTAAAGTAGAAATAAAATATATGACTGCTAAGGAAGAGGATATTTTAACTAACCAATCTTATATTCAAAAAGGTGTAGTTTTAGATAAATTATTAGAATCAGTTTTGGTAAGCAAAATTAATATAAAAGATTTAATTATAGGTGATAAAAATGCACTATTAATAGCTACTAGAATTTTAGGTTATGGAAAAGATTATAAATTTGTATATGAGGGAGAAGAAAAATCCGTTGATTTATCAAAACTTGAAAATAAACCTTTTAATGAAAGTTTAATTACACCTGGTACTAACGAATTTGAATATACTTTACCACATACAAAAACTCCTATTAAATTTAAAATTTTAACTGGAGGTGATGAAGGTAAAGTTAATCGAGAACTTGATGGTCTTAAAAAAATAAATAAAAATATTAATCCATTATTATCAACTAGATTAAAATATATGATTACCGAAGTTAACGGTGAGACAGATAATAAAGCAATTAGAGAATTTGTTGATAATTATTTATTGGCTCGTGATTCCAAAGATTTAAGGAATTATGTGAAAGAAATCCAACCTGATGTTGATCTTACAGTTGAGTTGGAGGACGGAGAGGAGGTAAATGTGCCAATAGGGCTTAACTTTTTTTGGCCTGACCTCTAAAACAGCACCCCAAATAAGAAAAAATTTATTTCAACAAATTCATTCTTTAGTATTTCATGGTAAAGGTGGTTATGATTATGGTACCATTTATACTATGCCTATATGGTTAAGAAAATTCACTTTCAGAGAAATCCAAGACCATTTTGACAAAGAAAAAAAGGCTTATGAAAATGCTAAAAAAGGAAAAAATACTACAAATTTAGTTGAACCGGGAGGTAAAGTAAACACCCCAGAATTTTTAGCACAATCCAAAAAATATAAAGGTAAAACAAATTATAAGTAGTAATATTTATAATAAAATATCTTTATGGCATCCGCAAAGGAAGTACAATTACAAAAAGAATTAAACGCTGAAAAACAACGTTCACAACAATTAGAAAAATTAATTGGTGTAGAACGACAAAGTTCTTTAGATCTTTCCTATTCTCTATTAGAAACACTTAAAGAAACTTTAGGTATTCAAACTAAATCCTCTCAACAAGATAAGGATATACTTAAAGTAAATAAAGAAATTAATAGGGCTATTGTTGATAGGAGCTCTTCCTATACCAGTATTTCATCACTACAAAAAGAAATAGCAAAAAATGAAGCATTAGCTACAAAAGGACGAAATCAATCTCTTAATATTGAAAGGACCTTAAATGATGCACAAAAGAAAAAAGTTGCTGATGCTGTTGCAATTAATAGAGAAATTGCAGATCAAGTTATTACTTTAGAAAAATTAGAAAACCAACAAAAAAATTCAGTTAATTTATCCGAAGAGGAAGCTATAGAACTTCAAAATAAAATTGAAAGCACTAAATCTTTATTAGGATTAAATGAGGAAATGCAAGCGGTTTTAATGGAGGATATGAGTGCTCGAGAAAGACAAGTAGCCGTAACTAAATCCCAGACTGAAGAACTTGAAAAACAATTAGTAAAACAAAGACAATTACAAGAAGGATTAGGAACTGCCGGTGATTTTGCAGATTTAATTGCAGCAATACCTGGTTTGGGTGGATTTGCGGCAGATGCATTAGGGGAGGTTACTGAAGAATTACAAGCATCTCAAGATGCTGGTAATGGTATTCCAAATGCGATGCAAATAACCACTATGATGACTGATAAGTTAGGAGCTAAAATAATAGAAAAGCTTACTAACCCAATGACCGCACTTGTTTTTCTTACTACTCAATTAGTAGTTGCAATTAAGGAAGCAGATAAACAAATTGGAGAATTTGCTAAAGATCTTAATATTTCAAATGATGAAGCTAATAATTTAAGGCAAGAATTAGATAATATTGCTAATGCTTCATTTAGTTTATTTGTTAATACCCAAGCATTAGGGGAATCTTTACTCGCTATAAACAAAACATTAGGTACTAATGTAATGTTGAATGAAAGAGATTTAAAAACTTTTACAAAACTTAGAGAAATTGCTGGTTTAACTAATGAAGAAATAATGGGGATTCAAGCCCTATCCCTAGCAACAGGAAAATCACTTGAACAAAATACAGGAGAATTTTTAGCTCAAGCACAAATAACTTCAACTCAACAAGGTGTTTTACTTAATGAAAAAGAATTACTTAAAGGAATTTCAGATGTTTCCGCCGCAACAACTTTATCATTTAGTAAAAATCCAAAATTAATTGCTGATGCAGTTGCAACCGCCAAATCATTGGGGATGGAACTTTCAAAGGTAGAAGGTATTGCCGATTCAATTTTAGATTTTGAATCATCTATTGCTAATGAGCTAGAGGCGGAATTATTATTGGGCAAAAATATTAACTTAGAAAAAGCAAGGCAAGCGGCTTTAGATAATGATCTGGCAACACTAGCAGTTGAAATTAAAAAACAAGCAGGTTCAGCAGAAGAATTTGCAAAAATGAATAGAATACAACAGGAATCTATTGCAAAAGCTGTTGGGATGTCAAGGGAAGAATTAGCTGAATCTTTATTTGTTCAAGAGCAATTAGAAGGATTAACTGGAGCTGAAGCAGCTAAAAGAGAAAGAATTTTAAACCAAAGAATTGCAGAAGTTGGAATTGCTCAAGCTCAAAGAGAATTAGAAGAAGATGGAATAGATAATCTTGAACAACAAGCAAATTTAGGAGAAAAATTTGGTGCAATAGTTGATAAAATTCAAGATGCACTTACTCCTCTGGCAAGTTTAGTTTTAGGTGTTGCAGATGCTCTTTTAATAGTTTTAGCTCCTTTACAATTAATTAATTTTATAATTGGAGGAATTGGACAAATTTTTACAACTATTGGAGAAACAATTTTTGGTTTTATACCTGCTCTTGGAATAGTTGGTAAATTGCTAAAAGGAATTGCTTCACTTGCAGTTATTTTTGCAGCTTATAAAACTTTTGGAGCCGTTTCCGCTGGTTTAGCTGCTACAGGTATTGGTGGTCTTTTAGCACCTGTCTTGAGTGCCGCAGCAGCTGCCGCAGTTGCTTCAGCTGGTTTTGGATTATTAAGTGGTATTAAAACTGGTGATGCAATTATTCCAGCTAGTGGTCAAACACAAATTTCAACTAGAGAGGGTCAATTATTAAGTTTATCTCCTAATGATGATGTAATAGCCGCTCCAGGTGTTGCTAGTGCAGTTACTGGTGGTGGGGGCGGAAGCAGTAATAAAGAAGTAGTAAGTTTATTAAAAACAATGGTCCAACAAAATGCTAAAAAACCTGAAATATCTCCAGTAGGTTTATATAGTGTTCAATAATATAATATTTATAATAAAATAATTAATCATGAGTGTAAAAGAAAAATTATTAGCGGGTGAATCTAGTTTAACTGGTTTAAATGGAGCTGTACCAGAAGTTGCTGACCAACAATTATCAACTTTACATAATGAGTATTCTTTAAACGGAAGACCAAATAAGAATAATTTACCTAATCCTACATCATTAGCTTATAAAGTTAAAGAAGATAGAAAATATCTTAATAACTTACCTAAGTAATAGATGGGATTAGTAGATTTAAGAACAGATCTTAAATCAATTAAATTTGGTAAGGATACTGTAGGTGGTGGTAATAGCAACCAACCCTATATTGTAAGAGATATTCCTGAAAGTTTTCAAGATGTAGGGCGAACTGGAGGGCCTGATTTCTTACTAAGAGGGGGTACGCTACTTCCTAGAAGAGTAATTAATGACACTTCTAGAATGGTACAAATGTTATTTGATTTTAAATCAATTAACGGTCCTTTATTCATTGCCAAACAAAATGTTCTATCCCTTACAAATGTAAATACAGCAGTTGGTTACGAATCATTTACCGAAGAAGAAGATCAAAGTGGTGGTTCTGCAGCAGGAAATTTCATCAGAAATAATTTAGCTTTAAATCAAGGAATTTATACTCCAGCTTCTACTATTGCTTCTACTGTTGGTAACCCATTTGGCATTCATCCAAATAAACAAGGTTTAAATCCTTTTAACCCAAATCTTAATTCTGCTCCAGGAGATGTTGAAATAAACCCACCAGGTTTAACTTTACCTACTTATATTCAAATAATTGATGGTGGTGCAGATGGTAAAAAAAGTAGATTACTTAATTTTCTACCTAAAATAAATGAAAAACCAAGCTCAAATAATTCTGGAGGAAATATTCTTTATGAATATACGGGAGGACCAGGGGCAACTTTAGGTGTTGGTAAAACAGTTATTAGTATGCTTAATGACCAAAGAACGGGTATTAATAATCCTTTATTTGCAAATTCAGTTGCTACAACAACTACAGGATCTTTTAATGTACCTGGTATTTTTGGTAGTCCTTCGTTTGATGTTGATACTTTAGCTTATAATTCAAATAATGTAAAAGTAGTCCCAGCTACTAAAAAAACAACAGATAGTAATATTACTGAATTAATTAGCAATAATCTTAAATTTAGAACAGGTGGTGGTGCCGCTTATTTTGCTAATAATGATATTAATGGTATTCCTGATTATACTAGTGCTTTTCTCAGTAACGGTACTTTAAAAATCTTTAACATATATGAATCTAATGATAATGACTTTAGTTTAGAAACTAAAATTGATAATCAAGCATTTAAAAGTGGTATTAACAATAGACAACAAATTTCTACTTTTACTCAACGACAAATAATTGATAAAGTTCCAACAAGTAAAGATGCTGAATTTAATAAACCTAATTTTGAATCAGAAATTACAGATGTTAATACAAATGAATTAATCCCTAATTCACCTGATTATGTTACACAAAACATTGAAAATAGAGTTAATTTAGGTAATCCGGGAAGAAAAGGCAATTTAAAAAGTTATACATTTGGTAAAAATGGAACATCAAATGACCCCAATAATGAAAATAGTGTTATTTTAAAACCAATGGATAGAATAACAGGTATGCCACTTTATAAATCTAGTGGGGTTATTCAAGATGAAATTAAAAATGATTTAGTAAAATTTAGAATTGGTATCATTGATAATGATAATCCATTAGAAAAAACCTATATACATTTTAGAGCTTTTATTAATGGTTTAAGTGATTCTTATACATCAGATTGGGCTTCTCAAAAATTTATGGGTAGATCCGAAAATTTTTACAAATACCAGGGATTTGATAGACAGGTAAGTGTTGATTGGACTGTAACAGCCCAATCTAAACAAGAATTAATTCCAATGTATCAAAAGTTAAATTATTTAGCTTCATCCTTAGCTGGAGATTATTCAAGTGCCGGTTTTATGAGGGGTAATTTAATTACTTTAACTATGGGGGGTTGGTTTTACGAACAACCAGGCTTGGTTACTGGATTAACTCTGGATGTACCAGATGAATCTCCTTGGGAAATTAGTATAAATGATACAGGAGGAAGTGATTCTACGGTTAAAGAATTACCTTTAATAATAAATGTAACTGGTTTTAACTTTATACCAATACATGAATTTGTTCCTAGAATTCAACAAAATTCATTTAATAATTCAACTTTTGATGGCGCAGGAGCTAATTGGATTGAATCATATGGAAGAGAAAGATATTTAGCTTTAAATAATGGTAAAAGTAATAATTATGACGTTGGAAAAGATGGATTTAATTATACACCACAAAAACCACAATCATAATGGGAAGATATACACAAACACCTATTTTTAAAAGTAATGTTGAGTATAAAACAGCACCTAATAAAAGATATTATGGTACAACTAAATATCCAGAAATCCCTTTAAATTTTGAGGATATTTATGTTTATGCTGAACAGGGTGATAGATTCGACGTTTTAGCTCAAGAATATTATGGAGATTCTAAATTATGGTGGGTTATTTCAAGTGCTAACAATTCACTTAATCAAGGTTCTTATTTTATTACCCCAGGTGTTCAAATAAGAATACCTTCTCAAATAGGTTCAATTTTATCCGATTTCAATGAACTAAATAATTACTAAAAGTTATGACTGGGAATATAATAGGAGAAGGTTTTAGTGATAAACTAAAAGATGAAATAAAAAGAAGACAAAAAGTACACGGTAGTGGGTTTTCTTCTAAAAGGTCTATTAATCAAATCCAATATTTAAATAATAGAAATGCTTGGTTAAAAATGGCCTCATCAGTTTATGTTATTGGTGATCAAACTAATCGGGATTTTAGATATGAGGGAGAAAATGAATCTGGTGGAATTATTTCTGCTGATACTAATAGAGATGGAATATTTGATGGAGTTGAAAGATTAAGAGCAATTGGAATTCCCGATCCCCAAAATTTTATTGGTAATCAATTAGCTCAAAAAACTGTTTTATTTAACACACTACAAGGAGCTCAATATAATAGTGATGGGAAATTTAAATCCTATAAAACTAGATCCGGTGTTTCAAAATCAAATTCACTTTGGAACGGAAATAATTCTTATGGTTTAGGTGGTACTGATTATGGTTTATCACCAGCTCCTGGTTTATTAGGAGCCGATATTAAATGTATTAACCGTGGTTCCATTAGAGAAGCTACAGTTACTCTTAAAGCTTATAATAAGTTTCAATTTGAATTATTAGAGCTTGTTTATTTAAGATTAGGTTATTCCGTAATGTTAGAATGGGGATTTGATAAATATCTTGATGAGAATCAACAAATTCAAAATGT